GTTTGGGCTAACTTCATTTTGCAATCTGTCTGGTTTGTCAGAACAAAAGATAAACATTAGGAGATATTATGGATTATAATGAAGCAAAAGTTATTATCTACAGCAGTTTTGTTCTGTATTGTATAGATAATCTTTTAAATAAAAATGACCAAACAAAAGGTAGCGTTATCCGCTTGAGACAAATGTTAGGAGCAAAAACCATTAACAATGAATATATGCCTGCTAAAGAACTATCAAATAAGATATGGCATGATACTATTCAAGAATTCAAAGATAAGCATATGAGAATTGTTGTAGGTGATCTAATAGAAAACCTTATCTTCAATGAAGAAAAGGCGTTCACGGCTTTCTATGGACCGCAGATAATAGATATAACTGGATATGCAACAGTTAAAATGGTTGATCCTGGTATTTCAAGTGAAATAATTAAAGAGAGTCGTGAAGTTACGAAGAAACTTATAGATCTAACTCGTAAATATGTTTACGACTATAACATGGAGAAAAAAAATGAAAATTGAATTTGATAAAACAACAGAAGATGGTTTCAGACTATTAGTTATATTTCAAGAGGCTGGATATAGATGCGGATATGTTGGATTACCAGAAGATCATTGTGCTAATGGCTTTAATTATTATGAAGATAATATGCAATTAGAAAATGCAATTGATTATGATAAAGAAAAGCTTGATATTCAAATTGCTATCAACAATATTAAAGCACATGGTTGGCTTACTTATTCACAAAGAAATGAGAAAATATGGAAAGATGACAGATGGTACTTTGGATTCGATTGTGCCCATTTTGGAGATGCTAAAGATTTTGATACAGCGTTTGAATATTTCAAAGATGAACCAAATGTAATCAAAAATCTAAAAATATTCCAAGAGATCGATGATGAATATCCAACATATGCAAAAGGAACGATCAAGACATTGAACTATGTAATAAATGAAGTTGAATCATTATATGAGCAACTTAAAAAAATAAAGTGTTAAGATGAAGTTTAAAGTTTATCGTAATGAAAAACTGATCGGAACGATATTCGCACCAAACTACTCAACTGCTTTTGAAAGAGCGGTTAAGATATATGGTTTAGATATTGACATAGAGGAGGTGTAAAATGCCAATACATGATGAAGATCTAAGACAAGAAAAACTCGAAGAAATGAAGAGAGATCAGCAAATAGAACAAAAGTTAAGAATTGATTGGGATTATGTATTCCAATACTATCAAATAGATGGGGATACAACAATCGATGAACTACTAAGCATTGTTTCATCACTTCAAGCGTTAGGCTGGGAAGTTACGGTAGCAGATCTCTTAGAGTCAATTTAACAATAGGAGATGTACAATGGGTAAATATGATTACCAAAAACCAATAATCGAGAAAGGCAAAGAGATATTATCTAAACATAATATGCTCATTCTCGCATTGGAAACTCGTGCAGGTAAATCTTATGTGTCATTACAAATAGTTGATACAGAAAAATCTGTACTTATAGTAACAACGAAATCTGCTTTGCCAGACTTCAAAGAAGTACCAGAAATTCTTGGGTTAAACTTCAAAGATATTACATTCATCAATTATGAATCACTTCACAAGATAAAAGTTCATAAATATGATTATGTAATAGCGGATGAATTTCACAAGATAACTGCTTATCCTAAACCTAATATAGCAAGAAAAAGATTAGAGAAGTTCATTGGAGAAAATACAAAGCTCATAATGTTGTCAGGTACTCCTCATGTGGAGAGTAAATCGCAATTATTTCATGCTCTGAGTTTACACCCATTACATCCATTCGCAGAATACAAATCATTCTATTTATGGTTTAAAGATGGGTTTGGTGTAATGAATCCAGATGGAACATATCGTCAAAAGTTCGTTGGATATGGTAGAACAAAAAATGATTATGATGAAACATATAATTTCGAAGAGTATTATAAACATTTTACGATAACGCTCACCAGAGAAGAAGCAGGACATGAACATCATACTCCACAGTTAAATCGCATTTATGTGGATATGCCAGAGCATTTAATGAACATTTACAAGTCTATGAAATCTAATAGCATAGCTTCATTTATGGATTATACATTCATATCGAATAATGGAGCATCAAGGCTGCAAAAACTGCAACAATTATCAGGTGGAACTTGCATCGATGAGTATGAAATTCCAAGAATATTATCTGATTTCAAAGCAGATTTCATAAAGAAAAAATATGAAAATGAAGATATAGTTGTCCTTTACAAATATAAAGCAGAAAAGCAACTGCTCGAGAGCAAGGGATTAAAATGTATTCAGTTCGACTCGGGAACTACTGGTCTTGACTTGTCTCATATCGACAGACTTGTGATTATGACTTGTACATTTAGTGGTGCAAATTTTATACAAGGAATTACAAGAATGTGCAATGCAAATAGAGATAAAGAAATGCCAGTAGATGTTATATTGTCTAAGGGAACTTTAGATGATGAAATATTAAAAACAGTAGAGACAAAACAAAATGTCAACACAGCAATATTCAGAAAATAAATATCAGCTCGGGATATATAAGCAATTATATCTACTTGAAAACGAAAAATAAATTTGGCATTCGTAAGATGTAAGACCATATAGTAGGAGAGAAATATGGCTCTCACGCCAGAAGGAAAAGTAGTCTCAGCAATCAACCGTTTCTTGAAAAAGAACGGTTGGTTTCAAATCAATATGATGCAAACAAATGTCAATGGTTTACCAGATAGACTTATTTATAAGGATGGCAGATATATATGGTTTGAAATCAAAGCTGAAAATGGGGCTCCAAGTCCCATTCAAAAGTATGTAATTGAAAAGATGAAAGGATTAGGCATGGAAGTATATCTAGTCTATTCACTAAATGAATTAAAGGAAAAAATAAATGGCAAAAAATCAGATTGTTGAATGGAACAAAGAGAGATGTATTCCAAGAGAATTTAATATGTCAAAAGAAGCTGGACATATAACCGAAGAGTTAAGTGAGCTGCTGAGAGCAAACAGTGAAGAAGAGATATGTGATGCTTTAGCGGATATAATCGTATTCGCTACTGGATCTATCTGGAAACTCGGATATAACCCAGATATAGTTATGGAAGAAACACTACTGGAAATAAATGATAGAGGTGGGTATTATGATTCAACTATAAATAAATGGAAAAAAGTAGCTAAAGAAAATACATATAAAGCAAATTATTCAAAAGCAAAGGAGACAACAATGACTACTGAAGAAATGGAAGCAAGATTATCTGCGTTGGTATATATACTTGAAAATGATTTTTATGGTCCAGATATAATTCAAGAAGTGCTTGATGAAAAAGAACAACTTGAGAAATTACTTTATGGTGTTCCACGAGCAAAAGAGGAAGAATCTCATCCGCTTACAAATCCAAATTCACCTCATTACAATATGATTGATGGAGTTGAAGCTATTAAAAGAATGGAGCAAATGTATTCACCTGATGAATTGATTACATGGGCGACAATAACTGCTATGAAGTATAGACTTCGTGTTGGAAACAAAGAACAAGTTGATGCTCTATCTGATATTGAAAAGATCAAAAGTTATGAAGCATATATTAAATACTTGAGAGAATTTTAATCTCTCAAGATACCAATTAGGAGGTGTATTATCGGATTAGATATGTTTGTATTTGGAAAAGATCCAGAAATAGAAAATAAAGATAAATCTTATGAATTAACATACTGGAGAAAAAGACCTTCAGTTCATGAGTGGTTTAGAGAGCTAGGTGTTCGTAAAGGGATCGAAGGATGTGATAATCCAGATGAATTTAACGGAGTAAAAGTACCTATTGAGGAATGTGATGTCAAAGATTTTGTTAATGATATTATAAATAAAAATATGAATTATGATGTAGAAGGTTTCTTCTTCGGAAGTGATGCAGAGCTTGATGATGATGAATACGAAGAGTATTTAAAAGAAAACCTTGAAGCAGCAGCTTTAATGCTTGGAGCATTAACCCGTGGTCATAGTTTATATTATGATAGTTGGTGGTAAAAATGATCGATCTAATCTATAGAGTATATAACTACGATACTTATCAAAAGAGCGATAAGCCAAACAGTATATCAGCAAGCAGCTTGTTATCACCAATGTTCAAAATAAAGAAAATGCTAAAAGGTGCAGAGAGAGATGAATCACTTGTTGACAATAAGTATAAAAGATCATCTGCTCTTGGCACCGCATTCCATGATAGATCAGAGCGAGCAGTTGCAGGTGATCCAAATTTCATTACAGAAAAATTTCTTGAAAGAGAAATTGAAATCGATGGAACTATCTATACTATCTCAGGCAAATTTGATGGTATCAGATATAACGGAGATGGTACTTGGGATATTTATGATTTTAAAACAGCATATGGAAAAGAACGTAAACCAGAAGCATTAGCTAAAGATGCTATGCAAATGAGTATATATCGTTGGCTTATCAATGGTAGATGGAATGTATCAGACAGAGGATGGTCATTATTCGTATCTCAATCGAACAATGAGCAAGAAGCCTACCCAGTTGAGTTGAAAAGTGAAGAGTATATCCAGAATTGGATAGAAGAAGTCATTTGGTCAGCTTTAAGAAGCAATAGAGTAGATTGTAAAGATGGAGTTAAATATAACCCATGTAATTACTGTTCTCTTATTTGCGAAGAAAGGAAATAACATGAAAATAAATGAAGAAGCAAACGAGTATCAAGAGGTCATTCTATCGTTAGAGAAAGATCTGCTTGGGATGGTAAGTATGGAAAATAAAGATAAGGCTAAAAATATGATTACAGAACTTATCAATAATACTGGAAAACTTGCAACGCTTATAGCAGTAAAAAGTACATCTGATGTTTTTGTAGAAAGAGTAAAAGCTGCTGCTGAGGAAGGTAAAAAAGCCTACGAGGCAAAGCAAGAACAAGAGTAGATTTATTCTACTCTTAATTTAAACAAAATATCCAAGGAGATAAAAGATGAATAAAAAAGAACTAGGAGCATTTTATACAACAAATGCAGATAATATATTATCAAAGTTTAAAAACTTAGTTAAAGGGAAAAAAGTAATTGATCCATTTTGTGGAGAAAAAGACTTACTTAAATGGTCAGAAAAAAATGGAGCTGTAAAAACTTTTGGGTGTGATATTAATCAAAATGTAAATCCTGATATAAACATCAATAGCATAATGCACCCACTGGATTATAGTCATTATGATATTGTTGTAACTAATCCACCATACTTGCTAAATAATAAAACTAAAAACAAAGCACCATTTATAATGTGGGACGTAAAAGATCTATACAAAGCAAGTCTTTTATCAATAGCTAAAACCGCTAATGAATTAATAGCAATTATTCCATCAAATTTCATATTTGATTCTGATAATAAATTTAGAAACAAATTCTTTTCAATGATGGAAATAAAAGCAATAGAATGTTTTGATGAAGCAGTGTTTAATGATACAACAACAAGAGTATGTATTATCCATGCTGTAAAAGGAATTACAACACATATAAATGGATATGAATTGTACAATACAAAAATAGGGAAAAACTGGTACAAACTTATAGAGAGAGGAAAAAATGATGTAAAAAGATTAACACAAAACAATACAGATGGATTCATTAGCAATATCTGCGTAAGTACAACAGATACTGGTTCAGATGGAGGAGAAATACGAGCATACATAGGGGAACCATTTTATGGGAAACATAGTGATAGAAACCTATTTACAGCAGTATTTGAAAAAGAACTAACTAAAAAAGAGCAAGAATACATTGTGTCTGAATTTAATAGACTATTGAATAAATATAGAGTTCAATATGATTCAATGTTTTTGACAAACTTTTTAGCTGGTAAAAATGGAACAATGAGAAAAAGAATATCTTTTAAAGATGCTCTATCATTGATTTCAGTAATTAAATCGGAGATTGAAAAATGAAAACAATTAAACAAATAGAAATTGAATATGAAAATACTCTAAGTGATATACAAAGAACATTTAGACAAGCTGCACTTCAGGCAAAAATTGAAGAAGAATTAGGCGAAACACTTGAAGCCGAACTTATATGGATCAGAGGAAATGGCGGAGGTCAAACAAAGAAATTTGAAGAAGCATTAAAAGACGGAATACCAAAATATTTTGGTGGAAGCTTTTTTGATGAAATATCAAATTTTAGTAAAGCAGTAAGAGCTAATTGGCAAAGCATAGATGCTAGATATGAAGAAGGAATCAAAGTCGATGCACCTGATTCAAAATTAGTTTATATTCAAGAAGTATTTGAAACTACAAATTATAGTAAATTTGAACCAATGAATGGGCAACCATTAGAAAGAGCAGATAAAAATGCTAAAAAATTAATGGAAGATATAAAACCAGTTGGAAGAAATATTATGCCGATAATTGTAAATAAAGAATATAAAGTCATTGATGGGAACACTCGCTTGGAAGCGTGTAAAAGACTTAATGTTCCAGTTAGGTATCTTGTTATTGGTGATACAGAAGGTGGACAAGATGTTGAAGTTATGAAAATGATGAATGCTTCAAATAAACCTTGGACACAATATAACTTTGTTGAATTTTATGCAGAAGCATATGATGATAAATATTATAAAGACTTAAAACAGTTTATTCAAAAGAATAAATTTAGTATTGGTATATATAGCGCACTTGAACCAAAATTAGGTGCAGATATAATCAGAGATGGTAACGTTGGAGAAATTGATTATAATAAACTTCAGATAAAAGTTAATCAACTATCAGAACTTAATGAGTCTGTTAGTATTTACATGACATCAAAATTACAAATGGCAAGAGCATTAAACAAAATGATTAATTACACAACAAATGACAAGCATTTTTCATTTGAAAAATTAATCAAAAAGATTAAAAAATATATCCAAAAGGTGACAAGCGATTTGAAGATAAATAGAATAAATCATGCAGATGAGTTATTGTATATAATTCAAAAATGCTACAACATGAATGAAAGATCAAAAGTAAGGATATATAACGATTTATAAAACAATCATCCATAATTCATAGAAAGAAAATAATCATTCTTTAACTAAAGAATAGATATAATATTATTCTGGCATTGATAACTATCATGTAAGTCCAGCTTCGAGTTGAAGTAAAATTGCTAAGTCCGAATAGGATAAGCCAGGGGAGCGAAAAATCGTCCAACTAAGAGGAAAGGCAACCTCTATAAAAAATGCCCAAACTTTATTTTGCAAAGTGAAGGAGAGCGAATGAGCGAAAAGAAGGAAAAGATTAATAAAATCGTAGTTCCAGTATTAATAGTAGGTATGTCAGGTTCTGGCAAGAGTTCGACATTCATAAACTTACCGCCAGAAAAAACAGTTGTAGTAAACTGTGAGAGAAAACCTCTTCCATTCAAAGGTTTCGGTAAATTCAAGAATGTTAATGTAAATAAGTATAAAGATTATACCAAATTAATTTCAGAATTGAAAAAAGTTGGAGATAAATATGAGTATGCTGTAATAGACTCACTTACTTCTCTGCTTGAAATCTGTAATAAATATTGTGAGACAGTATATAGTGGCTATAACATTTGGTCAGAATACAACTTAATGGTATATAACATTTTACAAGATCTAAAAGATCTGCCTCAGCAAGTATTTGTAACTGGTATTCCAGAATTTATAGAAATTGGTCCAGGGGAAACAAAAGCAGTTTTAAAAACAAAAGGTAAAGAGTGGAAAGCATCTATGGAAAAAGAGTTTGCTATTGTTCTACACACTCATCTGAATGATGATGATGAAGGAAATATTTCAGAATATTTACTTGATACTAAGCCCTCAAAGAGCACATCAGCAAAGAGTCCAGATGGTATGTTTGAAAATAGATATATTCCAAATGATGCAGTGATTGTAGCGGAAGCGATCAATGCCTATTACAATTAGTGAAAAGAGAGATCAATTCACTAAGTTCTTAATTAAAGAACTAGGCAGCGTTAATTCTGTAAAGGATTTTTCGCAACAATTACGGGATGCAGGTATATGTGATCTTAGAAATGATAAAGATTTCGAGAATGTCACAAAGGATGGAGCTCCAATGTTAATGTCATTATTGACATGGTATAACTTTGGATTTCTTAATAAATTTATAGAAATAAAACAAAAAATAAAGGAAGAAAAATGAGTAATTTTACATTTGAATTTAACGAAGATATGGCTAAAGCAGCAGGTCAAGGTGGAGGTGGTGCATTACCATCAGGTGTTTATGATTTTACAATCGAAACTGTAGAAGAAACTGTTGCATCAACTGGTACTGTTGGGTATAACTTCAACTTCTTAATCAATGGAAAGAACCATATGGTATATGGCTTTTGGGTACAAAAAGCAAATGGAGATAAAATCTTCAATGCTGATATTCTTATGGCTCTAATGGGCTTAAATGGTATCAAAAAGTTAACTACATTCCAAAAAGAGATTGAAACTAAAAACGGTAAGAAAACAATAACTGCTGTTAAAGAGTTTGAGGGTGTAAAAGGTAAAGTAGCACTACAAAAAGTTCTTGATTGGTACAATGGTGAAGAGACAGAGAAAAATGAGATCAAGCAATTCTTTGATGAAGAGGGTAGAACATTTGCAGAGAAAGCAAGCAATGCCGCTCCGAGACAAATGGAATATTTCCGTGATAAGCTTAAAGATAAGTTGACTGATGCTTACAAGAAAGCTCAATTAGATAACGATGATGCGTCAGAAGGAGATACAAGTGGCGAAGAATCAGGCGGAAGTATATTATAGATTATCAAACTTGGGCAGGATAGGAATTACTCCTCCTGCTCCAAAACCAAAGCAATTGCCAGATGGTCCAAATTGCAACTTAAAACTAAAGCCAACAAAAATTTCACTTAAATCAAAGAAACTTTATAAAGATATATTTATACGATCACTCAAAAAGAACACTGAGCATCATTTATATAGCCTAGACGGCATTTATATTGTTTCATTGTATAAATCATTAGATGAAGTAAAAAAATGGATAGACGAGAAATATGAAACAATCAAGGAGAGAGTAGATGAAATTATTAAGAGTTAGATTAAAAGGTGATGAATCATCAGAGACAGTTGAAAATGTAAGATATATAACATTCGAAAAGCAGTTCTTATCAGTGAGAACAACAACTGGATATATATATTATCCTTTAAGATTAATCGAGAAAATAATTCTCGAAGATGGAGAAAAATAATGAACATGGAAATATTAACACAAACAGAAGCATATGGCGTAACTGATAAATATAACATCGTACCTACAATGGATATTATTACTGAATTCCAAAGATTCGGTTTTGAAATCGATAGCATACAAGCTGCTGGTGTTCGCAACATGGAGAGAGCACTGAAACAGCCGCACATGGTCCGCATGAGTGCTGAAGAAACAATGTTTGGAGGAGAGATTAAACCTCAAGTGATAATTCATAACTCATATGATGGTACTCGAAGCTTGAATATTCATGTCGGTGTATATCGCTTCCTGTGTAGCAACGGTATTGTTGCAGGTCATAATATGGTAGAGCCATTAAAGGTGGTTCATACGAACCAGAGTTGGCAAGACTTAGTTCATGGATTCATTGATACATATAAAAAGAAATATGATGCTCAAAAAGAACAGATTTCAAAAATGAAAGAAACTCGTATGTCATTAGATGAAGCATATATTCTTGCTGAAAAAGCATTGTCATTTAGACACGCAGATCCTCGTATCACGAATGATGCAGTAGATCCATTGGAACTACTCATTGCTAAAAGAAGAGAAGACCGTGGTGATTCAGCATGGATACGTTTCAATGTGCTCCAGGAATCTATCATAAATGGGCACTATCGTAAATATAATGCTTCAGGTGGAATCCACAAAGCTAAAATGCTTACTGATATTGGAGAAATCATGAGAGTAAATATGGATCTATCTGATCTGTTTAATATGTAGAACAAGAGTAATCTTGTTCTACTCCTGATAAATACTAAAAAATATAGGGGTATATCCTTACTGAGACCAGCTGTGGTCAAGGAAGATTATGGGTGATACTATGTGATGTGTGAATGTGTGTGTGTGTAGTGTTGTAGTGAGTAAGTAATCAGACATTGAAAACTGCGGCTTAGATGATTTTAAAGTCTATTGAGCTATAATGCTACTAAGTATTGAGAGGAGTGTCCAATCTATCTCCAGGATTAGCTTCGGCTATTCCTCTCAGTGCTTAGTAGCAATAGCGAGGTAGATTGGACACCCACCCACTATTCCTACATAAAATACAACCACTGTAAATCAACAAGTCCTATAACAATGATACCCCCTTTATTAAAGGCGAAACAAATGAGATTTAAAAAAGTAAATCTTAAAGATCCAAACGAAAGTTTTTTAGTTTGGTTAGGAACAGTAATACTTCCAAAATCAAACTATCTCAATAAAAAAATAAGAGGAAAAAATCTGCTTGAAATAGATTTTAATGCTCTTGAATATATAGCCTTCACTTGTAAACAATGTAATAAACTACTGAAAAAACAAGCATTGTATCTATACTTCATCAAATTGTATCAAAACTTAAGCAATCACGATTTAGATGAAGATGAATATGATGATTTAGTTGAAGAGTATATAACAAATTTTAAGGAGGAACAATGAGTATAAATAATTACATCAAAACTGCTGAACTCGTAAGAGAACATATTGAGGAGTATCTACCAACCGATAAGCGAATTGATAAAGAGAAGCTCAATATCAATCTTGCATATATGATAGATACAAGCAAAGATATTAATAGTGGTATCCCAGTATCAATGGCAACATTGATCGGACTTTATTCTATGTCTAATTTTGCTTCACAATTTCAGTGGAAGATAAACTTAGGTGGATCAAAAATACCAACAAATGTAATTGCTTTCCTGCTCGCAGGTAGTGGTGGTGGTAAAGATTCAACTGTAAATTCTCAAAGAAAAGCATTGGACCCAGGTTATGTGATAATAGACCAACACCGTGAAGAACTATCAAAAGAAAGAGCAAGGTCAAGAGCAGAAGAAGAAGATGGTGATGATACTAACTGGCAAAAATATTATAAAGATCCAATGCCATTAGAAAATAGTATCTCAACAGTAGAAGGGTTAACGTTTAGATTGAATGAATTTTCAAAAGCAGGTTTAGGTATGCCATCAGTATATGTTGGTGAACTTGGATCAGAACTTCAAACAAATCCAAACATGGCAGATAATATCAGACTCTTATCAGAACTGTTCGATACTGGTGATAAAAAGTCAAAAGCTATCAAAGATAGTGAGAGACAAGATTCGCCAGTTCATGGGATGGGTATGCCAGCATTATTCGTTGGTAGTGAAGATAATATCATTCTTGATAAGTCAATAAGTCAAAAGTTTAAAACAGAGTTTATTACAAAACTTGCAAGAAGAACTTATCTTTGTTATCCATCACGTCAAGAGTTTAATGAAGCTATTGTTGAGTATTCATCATATGAAGATATGATAAGTAAACAAGAAACATTTGAAGCAATGGCTCAAGAAGCAAAAGCTTATATTGGTTCAAAGAGTATGGATATGGCATCATACCTGCTTGATCTAGACCAAAGACTGCTTGAGATAGATGATGATGCGTTGAGAGTATATAAAGATTACAAGATGTACACAACAAGCCTTGGGCAAGGTTTAGATTATATTCACAAATCTGTAGAGCTTGAGCAAATGCACAGGTCTTGGAAGATGTTAAAACTTGCAGGAGTATTCGCATTATGGGACTTAAGAGATAGTGTTTCAGTGCAAGATATTTCTGAGGCTATCTATATCACAGAAATGATGGGAGGATATTTAGAGCAATACGAAGAGTATGCTTCAAAAGATTCTTATGAACTACTTGTAGATTATTTCAAAGCTCATCCAGATCATGCCTTATCAATTCATGAAATAAAGAAAAGAGATTTTGTTACTGGTACATCAAGTATTGGAAATAAGGTTAAAGACTTGGTAAAACTTGCAGATTCATTTGCAGGTAGTGATGGTATGGTTAAGTTTGAAAACGATATTGTATCGTACAAACCATTTGAGAGAGTAGGAGAACACGCAGCTTCGTATGTAGAAGTATCTGGGGATAAGCAAACAAGAGCTGTTCAATGTCATTCTGGATATACATATAAAGAAACTACATTCAAGAACCTTGCTAACCTGCTGCAAAATGATGTTGCTTATACTCCGTTCAAGTTTATGGATGGAAAAAGAAGCAATGATAATATCATCAGTGGAGCAACATGGGCAGCATTCGATATAGACGAAACTGATATAGACATCTATGAAATGCACGATATACTTGGAGATTATAATCACCATATATCAACAACATCTCAAAGAGACAATAAGTATAAATATAGAATACTTCTTGAGTTCAATAATATAGTTGATCTTCCACCTCGTGAATGGAAATCATTCATGATCGCTGTTGCAAGACAAATAGGGTTAGATAAAGAAGATAAATCTGCTTATACAAAATCTCAAATACAATTTGGATATAAAGGTTCTGAAGTATTTACAAATACACATGGTGAACCATTTGATGTATCAGAGGCACTTAAAGAATCATCCAAAATAGAGATAGGGAACAAAAGCAAGCCTAGACTTACAACAACGAAAATGAGAGATATGCTTGATAATCCATTGGAAACATTTGCATATGCTTTCAACGATCAGGTTGCATCACGCAGTTTAGTAATGTTTAGAATGTGGAAACACGCAAAAGAACTAGGAGCTAAACCTTCAGAATGTGAAGAACTAATGAGGGAATTAAACGATTTTTGGGTTAAGCCAATATCAGAAGAAAGACTTCAAAAGTATATAATACAAATGAGAAGGGATTACGAAAAGGAGAAATAAAATGTCTGAAGCAGAAACATTTAGAAGACTTGGATACATAGCCTACACTGGTTATGGTCCACAATCAGATTTCACACTTGAACAATGGCTCCGTGCAAGAGAAGTTGTCAGTAAAAACAAAAATAAGGTATTACACGCTTGTGGTATGTCTAGAAATATGGCGGTAATGAAATAATGGAAAAAATAGGTGGATTAACAATAGGAATACTTGTATTGTTATTATATATCTCATTGATAGGAATTGTATTCTCTATCATAGCAGCGATCATCCCTTGGGTGATAGGACTTATAGGGATAGCCCTTGTAATAAAAATGGTAACAAGACAGTAGTCTTGTTGCCATCTTTTTTTTTACACAAAAGGCGATATGATAGGATTTAAAGCTAAATCCATCGGATCTGCACCAGTTCCAAGCCCATGTAGCATATGTATTCCGAAGTGTGTATTATATACAAAGTTCTCAGCAAATATACTATTAGAAAATAAAAAGTGAGTAGTAAATAGAGAAACTGCAAGTGATGCTGGTCTATCTATTGCCAACTGCCCAAGAATAGGTTGTATTCTAATTGCAAATTTAGAGAACGGAAACAATGCTACTTTATTCATGAAGTCAAGAAATTGACTATCATTGTATCTATAATCAATAAACATTTTATTCGCATAATCCAAAGCTTCTTTTTTACTCATACCTTTAGATATTTGATGTTTGTATAATAGATCTTTTGCAATAAAATCTGAATACTGAAGCATCTTAACGAACTCAATACCTTCCTGAGTATCTATATCAACATATAATCGTTTCATAGCAGCACCTAATTGGTCATTCGTTTGGATATGGAATAACTTGCCACCTGCTCTTATAGCATTACGAACTGTAAGCTTAACTGGGTTTTTCTCATCTGTTTCAATATCACGAAGAACATCTTCAGCGATAAATGAGAAAAGTCCATTTGTCATAGATTCATGAGCAGGATTAGCTGCGAGTTCAGCATTATATTTATCAACAAGCTTCTGAGCAGATTGATCTCCAGATGCAACAGCAACTTGAGCACGAATAAGCTTAGAAGTTACCTCACGATACTCATCTAAAGCTCTATACATCATAGGATAAGATTTTATTTGTTTCTCAATAGGAACACCAGCAATACTCAACAACATTGTATTTGATAAAAGGTTTCCAAAGTGAGTTACTGGGTTAAGAACAACAACTCTTTCTTTCGTCCACTTAACAAACTCTTTCCAATTGTAATCGATCAATCTTATCAAGTAGTCAGCTTTCTTTTGATACTCAGGTGATATTACTCTATTAACAGCAGTTTCAAATGTTCCAAATGTAATTGCGTTCATAGTGTTAAAAAGTGCTTCATCTATAATAAGCTCACGATAACCAAAGATTACATCTTTAATTCTTTTACGAACATATAATCTATCACGAACAGATAACTTGATTTTAGAAGGAAGAAGCTTTTCAATCTCTTTCATCTCTTCAGACTGAGCTTCATAATCTTCTAATTGATTTATATACTCATCATCTTTTTTACCTTGAAAAAACCACTCAGGTTGAGGTTTAATAACTATAGTATCGAACTTGTTAGCCTTATCATATCTTGAAGCATTATCGTAATCTTCTTTTAGCAAGTTAACAATCTGCTCATTAAGCATTTCAGAGTGATACTTTCTAAACATACGACTTGTAGTAGCACCAGTAACAAAACTGATTCTTTCTTCAAGTCTTAAGTTGTCTCTCATCTCTCTACGAGACATAACCCATCTCTTTGAAGTTCCACCAAGTGTAGCATCATATATAGCATAATCTTTAGTTCTATCTATCTTGTCAAGAGACATAAGCTCTTTACGAGCATCACCAACTTCTTTAGCGGTAATGTATTTTGAATAACCTCTACGACCTCTATCAAGAATTGCCATAAAACCTTGATTCCATGTAGCTTGAGGAACTTTGTTCTTTAACTTTACAACTTCGCCACGTTTCTCAAATACTTTCCATCCAGAAGCTTCAAGAAGTGCTAGATCTCCAATACTAACTTTGTCTTTTTCAAGAATCATGATCTCACTATTATCATTAAAAACATTATAACTATAGCCTTTCACAGCATTTCTATCATGTTTTTCAAAGAATGGTTTTGAATACTCTTTGAATTGATTTTGAAATTGTAAAACTGTTTTTAATTGAGAATCACTTAGCTGCTTTGTAGTGTTATTGTTCATTTCTCGTATAGCTCTAAGAGTGATAACATCATCAACAAGAGTAACAAGACCCTCTTTAAAAGTCATACCAAATGTTTCAACTATCTTACGAGCATTTAATTGCAAGAATGGAATAGTTGCTCTTTGAGTTTTCATGAAGAATACAAGACCATCTATCATTACATTATAGTTCTTGTAATATTTACCAGTTGCTTGTTTTAAATTATCTTCAAATCTGCTGAGAGTTTTGTTGAGTTCAGCTTCATTTTTGATAACACGAACAAGTTCGTCCATACTCATGGTGCCATTAACAAAGAGATCAATAGCACCGCTATCTACAATAGCTCTCTTAACTGCTATTTCTCCATCAGCATCAAGATTTAATTCTTTTTGAAGAGTTTCAGTTACAACTTCATTTATTTCATTACTTCTTTTTTCAACTTCATTTGTATGCTCTTTTGCTATCTCAGCAAGAGCATCATCAAGAGTTTTATCACCAGAACCAAAGAACGAATATCCAATAGATTGTAATGTTCTGTTATTTCTAACATTCATACGAGCATCTATATTAGCCATCTTAAGAAGACGGTTTACAGTAGCCTCAGACTTATCGATTGTCATATCGATTATATTGCTGTAATTTATGTTTTCAAGACCAAATAAAGACTCAGTAGTAGTAAAAGATTTCCTAACTGCTTTTGATAAGCCTTCGTTGATACCATCAACAAGTTTATATACAGCACTTGCTGTTTCTTGAGCAACAGAACCATCAACTATCTTTTTGTTCGTAGCAGATAGAGAAGAATATAATCTCATAAGAGAATCAAATTCAGTTTTAGTAGGCTTATATTTTTTGTTATTTACAAGGGCTACCATTTTTTCAAAAACTCTTTTGATGATTCTCCATACAGTTTGAAAAGCATTCTTATCTTTTTTTATAGCTACTGGCATATTATTAAGAACTGCTACAACACCAGGGTGCGTAAGACCATATGCAAGAATCTCATGAGATGGAGACTTATTGATAGCATCTATTAACTGATTTATCTCTTGATGAGTTTCAAAGTATCCATCATCAATAAGTTTTTTTCTATTTTTATCCATAAAAGAAGTTACACGTTTTGCAAGTTTTTCAAGATCTTTTTTATCTGCAAAGCTAAACATATCATCAATGGCGGTTTCAGTTACAGAGTGAATTAATTCATGTGCCAATAAAGATGCTGGACTCTTAGTGTGTTCGTTTGTAGCTACAGTGATAGTAGAAGTATCTCTATCAAATAGACCACCACTTACTTCTTGGTCAGTATTGATCTTCATACGAAGACCGTTTACCAATCTTCCAGAAGCAACTCGAACAACCTCAGTAAGAATATTTGCCATCTGTTCAGAAATATTAGAGTTTTTAAGTAATGTATTAAAGCTGTTTACTACTTCTTCTGAAGTAACTTTTTTTGCATTAGCCTCTCTCTCAATATTTTCTCCTGCTTTCAGAACATTGTTACCAACATTATAGGAAACATGAGGAGCACCATTCATTTGAGCAACAACTCTAATGTCTGGAATAATATCTCTCTTCATAACTTCTCGTTTTCTGAGAGTATCTTTTTTTGCTTTTTCAATAGAATCAAGAAGTTCAGATTTATCATAATCAATTCCCTCTTTATCAAGCAGCATCATTATTCTTTCAGCTTCTTCAACAGCAGATTCTAATACTGAATATTTTTTATTTATCTCATAGAATATAGTGTTGTATGCTTCTCCATACATAGGAACATCATTAACGTGTGAGATAACAGCATCAAATATATTATGAGCTTTAGCTTGACCATGTGATCGCTTATTAACAAATGTAGTAGCAATTGCCATATTCGTACTATCCATTCTGTGAATATATACTGGGGCAAGTTTTTCGCCACTTTCAAATACTGGAGATTTCTCTTTGACACTCATTCGTTTTTTATTACCATCAGAATCAATCCAATTTCTTTCACTGGCAGATTTAGCACCACTGTTTATTTCCATATATTGTTTAAACGCTGGTTGATAAGTGCTTCTATCATTATCTCCAAAAGTAAATGTTTTAAGAGCAGGCATAACCTCAACAAGAGCTTTAATAGCTGCTTCTTTTTCTTTACCAGTAGTTTCATAAACTCTTTGTGCAAGATTAGAATATTTAGGAGTACGAAGTAGAGCAGATATACTGTTAAACATATTATTATTAATTGCTTTTAAATAATCAGTATAGTTTAAAACATCACCAAACATTTCTGCAAGAGCAATTCCATATACTTCTGCAACTGGCATAGCCTTTTGATACATTTCATATAGTTCATAACTGGTGAATTTTCTATTTGAATTGTCTGCTTGTTTTGCACCAAGAAGTTGCAATGCTTTATTCGCATCAGCACGAGTATCTGCATCCATAGTAGCTTCTATGAGTCTTTCAACAATACTTTCAGCAACTTTAGCAGTAACTCCTTTTGTATTCATACCATAACCAAATACCATTACTGGTTTTTTTGCAAGATTTCTATCATAGATACCAAGCTTTCTTGTTATTTGTAAAAACTCTTCAAGTTTAGGATCATTAATATCATCAAGTTGTCTATGCACGATCTGGTTAATAGTTTCATAACTATCAAGACCACCATTCGCTCTATAGTTAGCAAGAGAACCATCACTCTCAAAGAAAACACCAACTTTATTAAAAACATCACGGTTAGATACACCTGCTTGAAATGCCAAGAAAGCTGGACCATTCGTTACACCATCTATCTCAGTTGATAGGTCTGTTTTGAAACCAAGAATAGAACCATGTTGTTTCTCATACTCTTTAGCTCTATTCATTTCGATGAGTGCTTGAAAAGTGAACATACCTTCTTCTTTCGAAGAAAGTTCAACTATTTCATCCATTGACATAGGCTTAAGATTATTCCAGAACTCATTTAACTGCTCTTCATTGTAATACTCAGGCTTTTCACCAAGAGCCAATAGAACAGCAGATTTGAATACTTGAACACCTTTATCGTTTAAAGCTTGAGGTTCAGCATAGAACTTAATTAAATGACGAGCAAAGTTTTTATCTAATTGATAATTAAACATTCTGTTGTTTATATAACTTCTACCATTAGCACCAAAGAACTCATCGAAATAGAACGGCTCATTGCTACCTTTCCTCATATCCAAAAAGAGAGAGTTTAGCTCATATTCACGAAGTATGCCATCATTTTTAGCTACTTCTGAGTCTCTGAACTGTATGTGAGTTTGTTTTGGATCAGTTATTTTTAAAACTGCTCTTTTTTGAGGTTCAGTAAGTGATTCAAACTGCTCTACCAAATCCCAGTTAATATAGTTTGGATTACTGCTTCTAATATTCATAGACTCAGTAATTTTAGATGATGATTGAAAACCATCGTTTCTTTTCATGTTATAAGATTTTTTAGGACTATATGGTTCAAATTGTGGAATAGAATATTGTTCTTGAGATACACCTACTAAGACTGATTCAGCTGAACGAACTTGCTTAGTATCTATCTTATCTGTGAA